TCCCCATCTACTCCTAAGGCTTCTCCAATATTGTTAGATGCATTAGTCCAGGCTTTAGGAAACCATGCTGTCATTTTTACAAGGGAGTTTCTGTCTCCAACAACAGTGGTGGTATCTTGTCCACAAAAAATCCATCTATTTCCGTTGTATACCCATACAGAATAAGTAGCATATACATCTGAAGCATTATAGTTTAAATCTGTATAGCTTTTAATAAAGCTTGCGTATACCCCACCAGCTAACATGATGCCGTCATAAGGATTATCTAATTGCCCAATAAAACTTTTAACTAACATCCAGTGAGTAGGTGTAGCTTCTGTAGGGTCTGGAGTAATGGTAGACCAGGTAAGTTTAACTGTTCCATAGTCATAAGACCAGGCAGAAATACCAGAAGTGTAATAAACACTTACTGCAGAAAGCTCACCATATTTAAAGCCGGAACCATATCTACCGGTATCATACTTTGCCATTTACTGCTCTCCTTAGCTAATGCCACCTGTTGGTGTGAACCCTGCGTTTACCATAGAGGCTGTCAAGAATGGAATCTGGCCAGCAGTTAAAGTTCTATCAGCAGCACTAGAAGATCCGTCTGTAGATAGTTGAGTAATAGCTGCAGATACTACACCAGGAATAGATTGAATAGCAGAAGTTACAGTTGATACAGAGATGTACTCCCCAAAAACATTGCTATCATAATAAAATAGTCCACCTGCACCTAATAACGCCTGATAAATAGCCAATTTAATGTCGGAGTTTTTATAGGCAGGGTTTACAGTAACTGTACCTGCTAGATAAATAGGCACATAAACAGGAGGTTGTACAGTAAGGGTAGTTCCAACAAGCATCTTATCTGCCATGTAATTTTTTACTGCTGTCTGAACAGTTGTCCAAGCTGGAGTTGGGGTAAGGTCTACCACATATCCACCAGAAACATATGTACCAGTAGCCGCATTAGTTACACTAAATGTAAATGGAGACACGGTAGTAATAGCCGTAATTGTTTGACCACTAAGATTATAAGAGGTAGGATTTACACCGGAAATATTTACTACGTCTCCCACAACAAAGCTATGAGCATACTGTGTGGTGTAGGTAACAGTGCCCGCAGAATTTGTTACTCCGGTAATAGTAGCTTGATAATACCCAGGTGTAGCTGAGGTATCGTTTTGTAGTTGAACATAGAGATTGATAGAAGAATACACTCCAGGTGTAGAAGCATTTGCTTTTCCTACCTGAGACACCTGCAAAGCCAACTTTGCAAAATCGTTGGTAGTAATAGCTCTACGACGTGCTGAAATAGAAGCTTTAATTTTTGCTTTAAGTTGATTTGTAGAGTCGGAGTTTGCTCCACCGTAAGAAGGGAGGGTATTGCTCACAGTTAGGTATGTAGGGGCTTGGGTATCTAAGTTACCTGGTATAAAAGTTACATCTGTAACAGCAAGAGACTTTACGTTTCCTGCGGTACCAACACTGATTTTATAGGTAGCACTAATAAGTTGTCCATTTGCAGGAATAGATCCTGTAACGCCGTCACCAAAAATAATGTTTACAGTGTCATCTTCGTTTCTAGATGTAGTAAACACATTGTCATTTGGTCCGTATTCAAGAAGGTTATCTACATAAGACCAAGAGTTAAACGATGCTCCTTGACCTACGTACACTGTAAGTGAGCTATCAATAACCCCAGGTTCAACAACACCAAACTGTTGATTTGCAAATCCATTTGAGCTTCCAAGGTTTGCTGGAAGAGGTTTGTTATATGTGCTATCAATCAAATCGGGACGGTCAGTATTGACAGTCTTACCTTCTTGAGCTAACAAGGTAATAGAAGCACCAACCGCTAAAGCGGTAGCTGACTGGGTTGTTTCAAAAAATACTTGTGAGTAAGGACCAAAAGATAGCGGAGCAAGAACCTGAGTACCAATTGGGATATCAATAGAGCTGTTACCTACGTTTGTAAAAATAAGCTGTACAGCTGCAGGTGTAGGACCTGATGGTTTGTAATCGTATGTATTGGCTAAAGCAAGAAGCGTACTCTTTTGAACAGCCGTATCAATAGTAGTTTCATTAGCAATACGGTCAAGATAGTGGGACATAACATCTCCCATGTAGGCAAACGCTTCAACCATTACGTGACCTAGATCAGAGTAGTCTGTAGGATCCCAAGCAGTATTAGTGCGGTCCCCAATAAGAGCTATAAGGTCTGCTTTTAATCCAGCAAAGTCTCTGGAGGTGTAGTCAATTTGCATTATATCCTCGTCACTGTTCCATCGTACGTAAATAAGCCAGGGTTAATAGTAAGGTTAGCAACTGTGTCATCAGGTAGCTGAACCCCTAATGATACCGTATTGATGCCATTTAGTTCGTCATTAGTTATTGAAATACTGATTACAGATACTTCTGGGATCCAAGTTGCTATTGCAACTTTTATGGCTTGGGAGACTGCTGCGCTAAAGTTTCCGTCATTTTCAAATAAAGAGGTAGACCAATCAACCCCATACGTTGGGTTCATGGGACGCTGACCAACATTAGTAGACAATAGGGTTACAACCCTATCTAAATAAAGCTTGGTCACTGTGACGGTATTAGTAACCGTTCCCACAGGGTCTATAGCATAGGGGAAACTTATACTAGTATTCATGACTGTACTCCAATCCATACAGGGTATTCAGGGTCCCCTGCTTCAAACATAACCCAAACAAATTGTCCTACCACCGGAATAGTTCTATGAAAAGTATGTTCTGGAGTTTTTAACGAAGTACTAGTTGTCGTGGTATCTGGAGCATATACCCCACTAGCAGTGTATAGACTGGCTTCTTTAGTATCTGTTGTAGCAGTAGGTGAGTTAACCACAAGACTATTATTAACCATTGTTTTGGTTGTAGTATGGACATGGTTAAGCTGAGCTGTTGAAGATTTAGCCACAACCGTAAGAGCTGGGATAGTAACTGTTCCTCCTTGAGGATCAGAAGCTGTTGTAGAAGTGGTTGTAAGAAGAGCAGCAATTGCGGTAGCTGTGTGCGGGGTATGATCAGGATGATATGAGGAGTCAACTATAGGTAAACAAGCTGCGGCCCATCCACTAACTTCTGTACCGGTAGACTGATAAACCTGTACTTGAATTCTATTCTTTTTAAGAGGATCAGTAACATTAGTTACCTTTGCAGAATAAATACCATAAAAACGTAGGCGACCTTGTGGGTCCTGACCATATTCTGAATCTAACATTACTTCACCACCTTTGTACTAGCTTTGCTTGCCCATTGTACCGTTCTTTTTACACCTTTAAGATTTGGCGTCCCATCTCTATATGGGGTGGCTGCTGTAGGGCTGGAGGTAGGCGTCATAGTAATTGAATTTCCACTTGGTACCCCAACAGCTGATACAGCATTGTTAGCTGTCAAATCGGTAGTTCCATAATCAGGAACAATAGAGTTTTGGTTAGGAGAAAGAGAATAATCTGAAAGAGAGCTATCAGAAGAAGACAAAGACTGTTCTGCTAGATCGCTTTGGATATCTCTTGTGTCCGCTCTTAGCTTTGCCTGAGGATCCGTGTCTCCTAATACGTCAGTTCCAACTTCTAGCTCAACCATGTAATTTGCTGGACGACCCCCAAAAATATGTTTTACTGATAACACTACCCAATATCCTGACATGCCATTAGGAAGGCCATCTAAATAAATTGGGTCATAGGGGCGAAGAGCTGATGATCCCACGATAACTACATGAGCCCTATGTTGATATCTATGAGTATTGCTATAATCATCTGCAATGTGTTTAGATTCGGTCAGGTTATGTGAGACCTCGTAGACATGGTGCTTCTTAAAAGTTGTCTTTGGATCTTTAGAAAGTTGTTCTTTTGAAAAATTACTCATGATGCAAAGTACTTATCATTAGGCAATACCTTACCAAGATTCTTTGTCTTAATTGCTTTAGCCGGGTGAGTTGATTTAACAATAGTTCCTGTTACTGGATTTGCCCCAGAGATAACTCGATCAACTCTTACTCCAAGCTCAGGAGCTTGGTCAGAAATCATAGGGGTAAAGCTAAGAATTGTACCTGTCATTCTAAGCTCACGTGAAACTGTGCCGTCGTATTGACTATCAACATAGTTAAAATAAGGGGCAGAAGTTCTTTTAGTTTGAGAAACTTTATCTTTAGATACAAAAAGAATAGATGTATTTTCGCAACGTAAAGCAAACCCAGTAACCTTAGCTAAACGTCTACATAGCTGCCAGTCACTTTGTCCAGCTTGAACAATAGTTTCTTTTAAACGAGGGTGACGCTGAGTGATGGCTTGCATCCCATGCTTCTGTGCAATTCTAGCTACTACCTGATCTGCGGTAAGATTTTTATATATTTTTTGATCGGTATCTTTTAATACCCAGGATGCACCTACACAGATAATGTCTGTATTACCACCCTGATGAGTGTTATTTTGTTTAATGTGATGGACATAGCCAAGCCACGTAGAGCTAACTTTACCTGATCTAAATATAAACTTTAAAGGGTCACCGCTAGCTATAGCTTCTCTTTTAAGATTTGGATGGCCTTTAAAATGTAATACTAAACGGTCATGTTCTTCCATGTTTTGATGCAACTCAGCACCAATAAGTATAAGGTCCATATCTGGAGACTTAGGAAAACTTACAGAAAAAGAACTATCATTTGCATCTGAGTTCCAAACAAAGTTTTTACTAACAGGTGTTCTACTAATTTCCATATGGCACCCGTAAAATTGTTCCAGGAGTTATGTCAAATGGGTCTAAAATCTCAGGATTAATCTCCATAATTTCCCACCAATACTTTGCTCCTACTCCGTACTGCTGTGACAAAGCCGCTAAAGTGTCCCCGTCTTTCCAAGTATAAAGAATATAACGAAGTTCTTTAGTTTGAGGAAAAGCACGTAAGACAGAAATAACATACGCTTTAGTAGTTTTATCCTGTGTTTGAAGCAGAGGACCATTGTAATAACGAGAGACTCTTTCAATCATGGTGTTAATCCTGTTCCCGCAAGTTTAGTAGCTAGCGCCGCATTTACTGCCTTTTGATCCTTACCTACAACACCGTTGTCATTCCAAAGAGCAGGGTATCTAGCAAAGCTTATGTCTACAATACTAAGCATAGGTACCATGTTAGGTGTAAATATGCGATGAGTAACATCAAAGCTTGCTACAGAACCATAGTATCTAAGATTTTCATTTAAGTATAGCCAGCATGGGACGGCCGTAGTATATCCAAAATCTGAGGTTACTCCACTATAGTTAGGGTTAAATAACAGTGGGTTTTTTAAAGGATCCCCATTAAGTACACGATATAGAAATTCTAAGTCGTATTCCGTTCCTCGATTAAGAAGACCTTCAATCTCAGTAGAGTCTAATTCTCTTCCATAAGCAGTTCTTTGATCTACATACATGCTAGAAGGATTAGCTTTTAAATCTAAAAGGTATGACATGTCCGCAATACGGTTTATGTAAAGTTGAAACTTAACTGTTTGATTTCCAGATAAAACTGTAGCGGGATCTTTGCTTCCTAAGGTCCAGTCAATAGAGTTATTAGATGATGTGCTGTATGAAAACCCATCAGGATTATACATAAACCTAAAGCCCCAAAGTTTAGATCCTTGGTACCCTTCAGGCAATCTAATATTGTCTGGATTTACATTTAGTTGTTCAGCACCAGCTTTATCTTGAATAATTCTTCCACGCTCACCATTAGCAAACGCTGTGAGGATGCTATTAATTCTAAGGTCATTTTTAGGATCGTCTAAAAAAGCACCCGTACTATTTTTTAAAGCATTAACTTTTGAAAGAATACGTTCTGTATAAGGTATGTCTCTGCTAAAAATATGTGTAGGAGGGTTATATCGTAAGTCGGCAGAACCTAAAGGTTTAGCAGGAACTACTTTATCGCCACCGCCACCGCTACCTCCACCTGTACCTGTACCTCCTCCTGAAAGAGAAGAACAGTTTGCAAGAATAAGGCTTTGTAAATATAGACGGGCTTTAGTTAACTGCGGACCGTCTTTACTTACTCCTGCTGTAGATCCTGATAGGGCTGATTCTGTGACTGTAGACTGTCGGTTTACCCCGGTACCATTTGCATTTGCAGTTACTACACGGTACTTATAAGTATATTTACCTGGAGCAGTAGTTGTTAATCCCGTAATAGAAAGGCCATACCACCGATTATTACACTTATCGTAACAGTATGGAATGTGCCCGGTACCTGTAGTGCCACCCGCATTTGCAAGTTCATTTAAAGCGTCTAAAAATGCTTGTGGAACAGGCGGAGTTGCTTTTGCAGCAAAAACTGTTATAGGTGCGTTTGCCCCTTTAAGGGTAAATGTTTGATTAGAAGTATTAGTATCTCCACCATAAAGGGCACGCTGAGTAGAACTTAAGCCACCTACAGATACATCTGCTGTAATTGTAAATGGGGGGGACATAGTAAACCCAGCCTGGGTAACGCTTGTCCAAAAAGTAAATACGTTTCCACCAGTACTATTAGCTACAGTAAGGGATGTAGACCTTCCAACAGTACTTATTCCTGGAGATGTATTAGCAACTTTATTGTTGTAAGCACTTAGACTAACATGAACATTTTGTACAGCATCATTCCCCAATAAATAAGTTGTAGTAACTCCCGTGTCTACTTTGCGACAATAAAACCTAACACGCCACTTAATTTGAGTACCTTTTTGAATAGTATATTTAACTGCTGTTGTTGATTCACTTTCAGCATGCACACAAATATAGTCGGGGTACGCTCCTGCGTCATATCCAGTAAGCTCCATCTGAGTTAAATTAGCATCACTCATAGGAATAAGAGACCAATTAATAAAGGTGTCTACTGTGTAAAAATATGAATAAGTAGCAGCCATTATAATGAATTCGCAATCAT